ACTAAATCGTTTTGGTGATAAGATGTACTTGCAGCCCAAGCTTCATGCCCTATCTCAACACGCTCTCTAAATTGAAATAAAGCACCTACATGACCAGACACAAATAAGTCAGCAGAAGCTGTTAATGTCACAGTTCCAGTGTTGGCGCTGGCTGTAATTGTTGTGGTAGTTATATTTTCGTCAAGATAAGGGCCGTCAACAAAAGCTATGTCTGTAAGTGTAAAGGATGTGGCTGTTGTTCTTGTTAGCTTTGCTGGCTCATGGTCTTTATGCGCCAAATATAAAACGTCAGCAGATTGAACGAAATTAATTTCAAATATGTCTGTGACACTGTAAGTTGTAACAACTTCTACAGGACTACCTTCACTTTCTAGCGGCTCACCATCCTTAAAGAAACGAATATAGTTAGCGCCAAACTCAAGCACATAAGCCTGTTCATCACTAAACTCAAAGTTGATTAACCTTACTTTACCACCACTCTTAGATGAGCCAGCATAGTAAGTGCCTGGTCTTCTGGTTATGCCACCTTGCGGAAACACAAGCATATTCTGTAATGTTTGAGCGCCAGCACTGTACTTCTGTAAATCAATCCTGCCCTCAAGACGAGGCGATAACTCACCAGCTTGGAAGTTGGTAACAATGGAGGATACTCGCGCCATTTTAGAACCTTATATTTACAAAATCGTCTGCAATAATCTTATCTGGCATACCTTCCATAGCATCCATAGACCTAGCCTCTGACAGTCTTGTTTGGTACAACTGGAACATTTGCTGCGCAATAGAGTTGCTACCAGTGATTGCATAGGCTATTTCTGATGCTAATTTATGTGCGATAGTGCTGGAAAGCAAACTGTCAAACTGTTCTGGGTCAGTAACTCTTGATACATATGTAATCTTGCAAGTACCTTCGTTAGATAATATTTTCCTGCCTTCAATCTTATACATAACTTGTGAGTCGTAAGCAGATATTTCACTGTCTACATTTTCATTCCAAAATGACAATACTCTTAGGCAGTAAGGATTAGTCGGTAAAGTATATTGATAGGTAAAGCCAAACTCAGGAGCAGCGCTATCTTGTGCTAAAGTGGCTCTGGCTATTGCGGCGTTCCAAGGATGCGCCCTTAGCACTTGGTCACGCACTGTGTCATAACGCCTATTACACAATCTTGCTTCTTTTGAGTTTTCGCTAAGTGCTGTAATGGTTGATGCACCTAACAGGTCAATCGCCTCATTACATATATCAACTACCGATGGCATGTTTTATTAACCTTTCAACCTTTACTAACGCACCCTGACTAACATTGTTGTCACCGCCAGATATAACCCAGCCTTTTTCTTTGTGTAACTCAACTATTTCTTTCAGGGCTTTTGTTGGCAATATTATCACAAAACCACCGTCTATGACAAATGCCCAATAGTCTGCTTCTGTTCTATCTATGCCAGATGGCTTGCCTCTACAAAAAAACTCCACAAACACTTTGCCAGTTTGCGAAGCCTTAAAATCTCTTTTTACTTCTATTGTTTTTCCAGACAGCAATTCGCTTAACCACTTCTCAGCTAACTGTCCTACTTTCAAATCATATTTAAAGTCATTGTTATATTCCAAGTCATTTCCCCAGACTGGAAATAGAAAGGGGCGGCATGACCGCCCCAATCATATTAGTTTACAACGTAATTGATAATAAACGCCATATCACCAGCAGTACCACCAGTTGCTGTCATTGTTGCAGCAATATAATAGAACCCACCTGGGTCAGAGCTATCACCAGCTAATTCGTACAACTGTTGACCTGTTGTATTTAAGTTAGCTGCCTCGTAACGAACTTCTGCAATTGCAGTTCCATCCGCTACTGCGGTTGCAAAAGCGTCAGCATCCTTAACTACGTTCTCTGTTGTATAAATTCCAACATCAAAGGCACAGCTACCGCCAAGAGAGTCAGAACCAACCTGGACTGACGTAATTGTTGCGTTAGTTGGAATTGGAGCAAACATTACTATGTCACCAACTTCGTTTGTGTCGGTTGTAGCTAAAGCAATGTTACCAGAAGCTACGCGAACAACACCATGAAGGTTATTTGCATTGTTTGCAACTTGTGGCAAAGCTTTAAAGTTTGCAACTAAATCTGAATTTTTAATACCCATAATCTAATTCCTTTCCTTACGCTACGCCATCTAAGTCGTCTTCATCACACTTGATGCGAACAACCATGTTCTCTTGCATACGAGTAGCACCAATGCTCATGCAGTAATAGACTTGAGTTGCGTAACCTTTGTCAGCACGCTCATCAATTCTTGCAGAAACATCTTTGCCAACACCTAGTGCAATACCTTCTTGCGCAAACGCAAAGCAAGTACGAACGTTGTTGCTATCAGCAGATAGACGGTTAGACATGATAAAGTTGAAGCCCATGAACTCATTAATCTCACCCTGTACAAGTGCCTTAACAGTGTTGAAGTCACTTGATGTTACACTGGTGTCAGCAAGCAAAGATTGAATCTGGCTTGGGCCAACAACGATGAAACGTGGGATTGATGGGTCAACATCAGCCGCATCAAGCAATCTCTTTGCTTCACGTAGCTTTGTTAAGTTCATGTTTGTGTTAGCACCACCAACACTTACAGCAACATCTTGGTTTGTGTCGAAAGCTGTGCTTGTTGAGCCAGTTTCGCCAGTAGATGCAGCAGCGTCAAATGCTGTGATAATAACATCGTCCATCGCACGTCCCATAGCAGAAGCAGCCGCACGAGCGTAAAATGAAGTTGGGTCTATCAACATGCGAACCTTATCTTGGTCATCGATTAAGTCAGCATATTCATAGTCGGCTAGTGATAGTCTACGTCTCGCATGAGGCGTATCCATTTGTGGTGTGTCGGCATGGCGGCTGGTACGCAACTGCGCAGTAGCAACCCCTACCTGGTCGATGAAAGCATTTTTTCCAACAACATTCTCAATACGCACAGCATCACGCAGACGGCTTCCCATCTGTTGCGCAAGCATCTGCACGTTTGCAGAATACTGTTGTACAAATGCGGTAGTTATTTGTGTAGACATTTTAAAGCTCCTTTATTGTCACACTATTGCATTTATACACTTTGCGATGTGCTACCCTTTCGGACACGCCTAGGCTTTTGAGCTGCCGTTGAGCTATCGTCTTTCCGATTGTCTTCAGGACGGCAAGAACATAATTTACCGCTACCCTGGTAAACCCAATCCCAGACCTTATCGGCTATTGGAATCGGATTCAAAATGTCGCGCTGGGTGCAGTTATCTACAACCATGCGCATAACCTCTATTCTGGCGTTCAGGATTGTTTCATCATCCATGAATCATACCATATAATTCTTGCACTCTTTCAATCTGTTGTCTGTGCGATATGCTATTTTTATCCCAATAAGGGTCTTTTGGATTAGCCATAATCGCATTAACTTCAGCTTGTGCCTCCGCTGGTGTCATAGCACTACTAGAGGTTGTATTTGAAATCGTGTCTTCGCTTGTTACACTTTGCCTGAAATCGGCAATATTTGCAAATGCTTTGATAAACTCAGGATGGTTACCGAGCTTAGTGCCATCTGCTAATTGCCACTCTAACATCTCAGGATTGCCGTACTCTCTTATAGCTTGACCAGCTCCAGATATTTTTTGCTCGTAAGCCTGACCCCATTCTTTTTTAAGGTCATTCTCTACTTGCTCACGCTGGTACTCAATGTTTTGTACAGCTTGTTCCTGTGTGTTTGTCGCTAAACCTTTATAGTATTCTAAGATGCCACTAGCTTGCTGTGGTGTTAGATTAAGTTTATGCGCGACATCTTTGTACGAATTAGCCGCTTCTTCGGTAATTATATTACCATCAACTGCAACTTCATAAGCATCTGGCGTTTCTGGCTTGCCAAGATAGTTATATATTTCTGTTAGCTGTTCTTCTGATGGGTTCTTAGGAGCAGCAAGTTTATCTGCACCTATAAGTTGTTGTGCATTAATATATGACTTAGCCAGATTACCTACATCTTTGATAGGCGATAGACTTGGGTGGTCTCGTAAATCTTCTGGAATCATATTATAAAAATCGTTACCAGAACCGCCTTGTGCTACTTCTGCTGGAGTTTCCAACACAGTACCTTGTGACTGGTCTACCTGTTCGACAGTTTCTTCAGACATTATGTCTCCTTAATTATCATTTGATGGATGTGTAATATTGTGGCACGTTTGCCTTCTTCAAATGTAGTGGCATAAGCATCGCCAGCTACATAGCTTGTCCAGTGGTAGTTACACCGCTTTTCAAGGTCTTCTAACACCTTCTTTCCAGACTCGCTG